CAGAAAGCGTCCGTATCACTTCTGCTGGTAATGTTGGTATTGGTACAACGAGTCCTGGTTCAAAACTTGATGTAAAAGGAACACTTCGTTTATCTGGATCCAATACTGGTTATGTAGGAATCACGACCGCTGCGGATGCAGGATCAACAACATATACATTACCTTCTACTGATGGCACTAATGGCTATGTTTTATCTACAAACGGTTCAGGAACATTAAGTTGGGTATCGGCAGCTGGAGCTTCAAGTTATTGGGTTCAAACTGGAAATGATATTTACTATACCACTGGTAGCGTTGGAATCGGTACAACATCGCCTGCTGCGAAAATGCATGTTGAAGACGGAGATATTATTTTAGGTAATTGGGGAACATATCCTGGTAGTGGAGGTTCTTCAAATAGCACCAGCTCAACAACTGGTAAAATAAAATTTGCATTAACATACAATGATACTACCTATGATCCAGCAATAGAATTATTTAGAAGAAATGATTGGTCAGCAAGTATAGGAATACTTCCTAACAAATTTGTTCTAGCATCTGGACACAGTTTTAGTTTTAGAACCGGAGCCACTAATGCGAGTCCGGGAGGCACTGAAAGAATAGTTATTGGTAATGATGGTGGTATGTCTTTCGGGACAGGTGTTATAGACAATAAAATTTATTTGTATGATAACAGTACAGACAAATATGGTTTTGGTGTTAGATCAAGTCAATTTTTGATTTATAGTGGAGCACAAGGGGATCCAACTGGAGGTATAACTTTTGGTAAATTTGATGGCACAACATTCACAGAATCGGTAAGAATTACAAATTCTGGTAATGTTGGTATTGGTACGACAACATTACAGAATGACACTGGTTATAAAACCCTTTCTATCAGCGGCAGCACTGGTGGACAGATAGCTTTACAAAATGCAGGAACAACTAGAGCCTGGATATATCATAACTCCACTGATCTTTATATGACCAATATCTCTAATGGTCCATTAGTTCTAGGAACAAATAACGGCGAACGAATGAGGATCACTGGTGCTGGTGATGTTGGCATTGGAACGAATGCTCCGTCTTTGACAGGTCTTGCAATCTTGTCTGGTGGGCAAGGCAAAGGTGTGTTGGTAGCGCGAAATGCGACCGGCTCTCCTACCTCCGGGCAATCACTTGGTTCGTATGCTTTTAAAGGCATAATGGATGGGGTTAATTCGAATGTCGCTGCGGAAGCAATGATTGAAGCGGTTGCAGCGGAAAATCAATCTGGCTTTACGGCAGCGACTAATCTGCTGTTTTATACAAAGCCAAGCGGAACGGGTCCGGGGTCATCGCCAACATTACGCATGACCCTCGACTCCTCCGGCAACCTCGGGATTGGGACGAGTTCGCCGGCAGGCGTTTTGAACATTAAAACCAGCAACGGTCAGTTTCTAGTGCAAAACGGCACTTCCGCCGCTCAGATGCGGATTAGTGCGTTTAACAATGCTGGGAACGCTAATGCAGCGTTGATCTTTGAAGGCTATGCAATTGAATACGGTAGGTTCGACGCCTCCGGCAACCTCGGCATTGGGACGACTTCGCCGGGGGCAAAGTTAGAAGTTGCGGTAAGCGGTTCAAGCCAACAGCTTCGATTGGTGTCAACAGGAAATTCTATATTCCGCACTCGATGGATTGACGCCACTGCTGGCTTTGCACTGGAGTCAAACGACACCACTGAAACTGCGTACTACCCGTTTACGCTTACAGGGTCGGTTTTTCGTTTTAATACAGGAGCCGGCAACCTTGCAGCCACCCTCGACTCCTCCGGCAACCTCGGGATTGGGACGAGTTCGCCTGTTGGAAAGTTACAGGTATCAGGCGCTAACGATTCTAGAGTAGCACTAATTAATGGAGCGACAAAAGGCGTTCGTTTTAATATCGGTTCTTCTGGGTCATCCATTGAGGGGGTTGACAATACTGGTGCTGCGTCATTTCAGCCACTAACAATTGGCGGTTCAACTATAACCTTTTCTATTTCTGGTGGCGATAAGGCATTGCTCGACTCCTCCGGCAACCTCGGTCTGGGGGTGACGCCTAAAACAGATTGGTCAACTGACTACAAGGCAATGCAGTTTGGAGCGTCAGGCGCTCTTTCCAGTCTTACATCGACCTCTCTAAACTTTACGGTTCTAGCAACCAATCAATACATCAATAGTGCCGGAACTTCCAAGTTTATCAACGACGGTTACGCCCCGAGATACCTGCTTCGTGGAGACACGGGCGAGCACTATTGGTACACAACCAATACCAGCACAGCAGGTCAGAATGTTACCAACACCCAAGCAATGACGCTGGATGCTAGTGGGAATTTGGGGGTGGGGACGACATTACAAAACGAACGGCTGAGACTTAACAGTTCTAGTAATAGTCAAGCGAGAATGAGCATATCGTATGCAGACAGTACGATTGCTTTTTTCGGCAGCTATTCTGGAATTGTTGGTTCTGGGAACGCAACTGATGTAATGTTGTCTGCAACTAATGTATTGGCTTTTGGAGCAGGAGGAACCACCGAACGCGCCCGTATCACCAGCGGTGGGGATTTGTTGGTGGGGGCTACTTCTGTTCCTTCCCCTGTCGCTAACTACAGGTCGCTTGTCGTTGGTGGCAGTACTGGCGGCATCGTAGATATTGGCACAACCAGCACATCGTATGGTCGCGTATCCGCAGACTCGGTGGGCTTGAATGTCGAATCGCTCGGTGCTACTACGACTATTTTCAGAACCGACGCCACCGAACGCGCCCGTATCACCAGCGGTGGGTTCTTTGGTATTGGAACAACGAGTCCTACCAAGCGTCTTGAGGTTAAAGGCACAACTACTGGTTCGGCTATTCGTGCAAGTGTTACTGACGGTCAAGGATCTTCGAGTTTTGGTTACGGTTTTTATATTGATAATACTCAACATGAAATAGCACAAATACTTGGAAATTATGTTTCTTCTGCTAGTTCCGGTTATGGTGGTCTTACATTTAATGTTGCGAATAATGGTTTATTCTCAGCAATGACTATAGAGTATACTGGTAAAGTAGGTATAGGAACTACATTACCATCAACTAAATTACACATAAGTGGCGATAGTGTTGCGAATGAAGGATTATTGAAAGTAGAGAATATCTATGCATCGGGTAACACATATTATCCAACTGCTAGGTTTATAAACACTAGAGGTAATCATAGTTATGGAGTTGTAGCAGAATTTATAACAAATACAGCAGCAGATACCGATAGACCAAGTATTTTATTTTATGGTGCACAAGCAGCACACAGTTGGCAAGTCGGAATGGGACAAGCTAACACCAACGATTTTCATATTGGATATAGAGCTTCAAATACTCCAAGTAGTTTTAGTGCTTGGCCAACATCATACTTAACTGTCTTAACAGGAGGAAATGTTGGTATTGGAACAACGAGTCCTTCTGAAAAACTTCAAGTAAACGGTAATATTAAAATTCCAACTGGAGGTGTACTTTATGTAGAAAATCCAGCAGGAGGTAGATTAGGTTATTTAACAACCAATTCTACTGGAACATTATTATCAGCACATAATGATGCTGGCGAACCTCTTCTATTAAGTGCCCCGGCATCTACGGCATATATGAGTTTCTCTATTGCAGGATCAGAACGTGCCCGTATCACAAGTGGTGGTAATGTAGGTATTGGAAGTTCGACTCCACAATACAAATTGGATGTTAATAGTGGATTAAACTCTAATTCATTTTCTGCAAGTTTTGGTTCAACTCACGGTATCGGAGTTTGGTCTGGTATACATTTTGGTTATTTGGAAACAGGAAACACTAATTATAGAAAATCCGCTTTAATCTTTGAAAGACAGGATAACGCAGCCCGAGGAAAAATTCATATTCTTAATAACGGTGCTGATAGCGGTGCCAGTGCAACATTAGCAGATGCGAGATTGACCATATTATATGACGGCAAGATCGGTATAGCAACAACATCACCTTCCGAAACTTTACATGTTTCTGGTACAATAAGAGTTGATGGCACTACTAATGGTATAAGAATCTTTCAAAATGGAAGTAATTCGACTAATAGTCATTTATATTTGGCGAATGCTGCAAATGATAGAGCATACAATTGGCAATTAAATTCCACTGGTTCCGGATTAGATTTTTGGGCTTATGGTGGTTCTGCTTGGATGCGTCATCATACATTTTTAGCGAATGGTGATGTTGGAATTGGAACGACAAGTCCGTCATCAAGATTGCATTTATATAACACATCAGGAGATGTTGAACTTCGAATGACTGCTGATAGTTCATATGATCCCATCTTTAGGATGACTGGTGAAAATAATGGAACAAGTGAAGGATTTACGATATCATATGATAATAGTGTTGGTGATGTTTATTTCAATAGTATATACGGTGTTTCAACATATGCATATCATTTTCAGAAAGGAGCTTGGGGCAGTGGAACATCATTAATGGTTATACAAAATGATGGAAAAATTGGTATTGGAACAGCTTCTCCAGGTAAAAAACTAACTATTTCAAGAGCATCTGAAACAACATCAGAACAATTAGAATTAAGAAGTGAAGGTGGCATTTCAACAGGAAATTATGATGGTATTGTTTGGACTCAAGGTGCATCAGGAGGAACTACACTAGCTTCTATCAGAGTTGCATACAATAGTTCTGGTACTCCAGATATGGTGTTTAATTTAAGAAACGACAACAATGTCATTTTCTTAAAAAATGGTGGTAATGTTGGTATAGGAACTAATAATCCAGGATATAAGCTGGAAGTTAACGGCTCTTTCGCTGCAACAACAAAATCGTTCGTTATAGATCATCCAACAAAAGAAGGAATGAAGTTACGATATGGTTCATTAGAAGGACCAGAGAATGGTGTATATATTCGTGGAAGATTAAAAAATAATAATACAATAGAACTTCCAGAATATTGGACTAAACTTGTAGATGCTGATACAATAACAGTTCAATTAACACCGATTGGAAAAAATCAAGAACTATATGTGGAAGATATATTAAATAATAAAGTAATTATCGCAGGATCAGAAAACATTAATTGTTTTTATATGATATTAGCTGAACGAATCGATGTAGAAAAATTAACCGTAGAATATAAAGAGGAAAATTAAATGATCGAATATAAATGGTATGTTTCAAATTTAGAAGTTAGACCTTTGCTCGAAGGAAAAGAGAATGTAGTCCATACTGTTCACTGGAGAGTAAGAGGAGAAGAGACTGTAAATAATAAGACTTATGTGGCTGATATGTATGGGGCATTATCAGTAGAGCTTAATGCTGAAGGAGATTTCATCGAATTCGCAGATTTGACAGAAGAAGATGTTGTTGCATGGGTCAAAGCTCATCAGGATGTTGAATCTTGTGAAAACTCTATTGCAACACAAATAGAATTACAAAAAAATCCTGTAAGTATTTCTCCTCCACTTCCATGGAACATTCAAAACACTGATGTTTAAATGGATAATCGTCAATTAAAAAATGAGTATATCTTACGGACCAAAATGGAACATTGTTGAGTCATATAATGCCACGGTCACAACTCCTAATCCTTTATTAAAAATATCCATAAGTTCTGGAGGTGGTGATATAGGAGGAACTTGGGATCACACAATTTCCTCTAGGGGCACACAATTGTATTATGGTTCCATAATCAGGTCTTATGTAGCCAGCACTTATAGAATGAATTCTGCAACTGGTGTTTTTGCTAATATTGCCAGTACGAGATTGGATGTATATGGAAGCACTACTGATGCTGCTGCTATGAACACGTTTTTAACGAATGTGGTTTCAGGCGATCTTCTAGTGATAACCACTTGGGATGAACCTAACAATAATAAAAATTATTTTAGTCAAAATTTGATTGATAATTTCGGTAGTAGATTAATCGGAAACAGTTGGGAATTCAGATCGGAATATTTATTAGTTGCGGTTAAAGGTAAAAAATTGCCCATCTATGAACGATATGGTGCACGATATCAACAATCAATTTCTGCAACCTTGTGGCTAAGTTAAAATGTCAATCAATCATTCATCACAAATAACAACAAATGGTTTGGTGTTTTACTATGATATGAAAAACTATAAATCATTTTGGGGTGAACCAACGACGAATCTTAGTTATAATAATGGACAAGGTGGAAGTGAATATCTTGCAGCATCATATACATGGACAAATAGTGGAACTTGGACATTGATCACTGATGAAACAGATGTGTCTCCTCCTGCAATTTCATATTCACAATATTTACCAAAAAATCTGAGAATTATTAGTGGAATGACTCTAACGGTAGGAAGTCAACATTTTGGTTGTGGATTCACTACAATAAGTCCCAGTACACAATACACATTTTCGGTATGGTTTATGCAAAATCGTGCGGGATGTAGTGCTCCATATTTAAGAACAAATGTTAATAATAACTCACTAGGAAATTTTGCATACAATGGAAATACAGATTCTAGTACATGGCCTGTAAATCAATGGATTAGAATATCTTGTACTGGCACTACACAAGCAAACGAAAATGGATTATATTTAAGTAATTATATTGGTTATAGCATTGGCGACAAGATTTGGTATTATGGGCATCAACTTGAAGCGAAATCGTATCCCACATCTCTAGTCGCTGGAACAAGATCGAATACTCAGGCAATACTAGATTTAACTAATAATAACACAATTACTGCGACTAGTTTAACGTATGTCAGTGACAGCACTTTTAGTTTTAACGGCAGTAGTGGAAATATTACTAGTTCTTCTTTTACAGGACATCAAACTATCTCCGGGACAATAATGGGATGGGCATATCCAACTTCTACAAGTGGAGATTTGTACCTTGTGGCCGCAGGCGGAACTAATACCTACGGAGCTAGTCGTGCAATTAGAATTAATTCAGGATCTTGGTGCGCTGTGAATTATGGAAGCTCTACTGAAGATTGGAACGGAATCGTTGGTGCAATTATAAACACCTGGCAACACATCGCTTATGTATGGAGCGGAACAACAATTAGATTTTATTTCAATGGTGTCGAGTATACTAATACACGATCCGGAATGGTTATTCCATTAGGATCCGTACTAACTATTGGAGCCACAGCATGGTCTCCAGTTTACGGGTATTTCCCTGGGAAAATAAACTCAATACAAGCATATAGTCGAGCACTATCATCTCCCGAAGTTTTACAAAATTTTAATGCACAAAGAGGAATTTACGGAATATGATATATCAAATTTATTCTAAAGATTTATCTAAAGTTGTTAGTCGAAATGGCAGCATATTAATTATTTCTGCTGATTCATCACAAGCATTAGTCAAAGATATAACAAATTTTGAGGATATAGAAATTATAGATGAGCATGAGGACACTTTACATTTATTATCCGATAGTTTTTGGATACAACCTTGTACCAATTGCTAAGGAAATAAAATGGGTGTTTCTGTTGGTCCAAATATAATCACAAATGGTTTAATATCCACTATTGATCCTAACAATAGAAAGTCAACTATTTGGGCAGCACCTAAAGGTCTTATCAATACTGATGCATGGGCATCCGGGCAAACTAGTAGTGTTTCTGGTTACAGTGCGAATGAGACAACAAGCACAGAAAACGCCAGAGTCGCTGCGACAGATCCTTGGGGTGATACTTCTGTCGTTTGGGAATCCAGGGCTTCTGGTGATGGCAACGGTGATGGTGGTTGGAATACAGACTACTATAATGTAGATAGAACAAAGCTGTACCGTTTTTCAGTATGGATGCGTAGAACATCATCAACAGCAGGTGGAACATTTTATTTTGGATTATATGGAACAGGTGGAACTTGGGGAGTTGCTCGATTAGATAATGGAACAATTGAAGGTAATCCCTATTGGGAATGTGCTGGCACTGGTGCATATACTCAAAACCAATGGTACCTATACATAGGGCATTGTTATCCATATGGAACAACCTATACTGGAAGACACCCCGATTCCGGCTATTATCTTCCTAGTGGTACAAAATATAGTTGGGGAGGATGTAATATAGGTAATGATGTTAAAATGTTATCGGACACAACACAACTTTTACATAGAACATATCATTATTATTGTGGCGATAATACAACAAGACTTCAGTTTGCATATCCGAGAATAGACTTATGTGATGGCAATGAACCTAGTTTACAGGAGTTATTAAATGGAAGATCGAAAACAATAAAAAATTTAATTGGTTCTACATATCATTTCACAATGGGTAGACAAGGCGTTGATGTTAAAAATTCTTCAACATCTATAATTCCAAAAATTTATGCTTCCGATGGAACGTCTTCCACCGTTATGACTTCTTCAGATTTTAATCTTTCTTCTTCCACATATACAATTATAGGTATATCTCGTTATGCAGGAGGAGCAAGTCAAAGAATTATATCTGGATTAAGTAATAATTGGTTGATGGGACATTGGGGAGGCACTACAGAAAATCATTACGCTGAAGGTTGGGTTTCTTCTGTTTCTGCGGGTCCAGGTGATAATAATTGGAGAGTATACGCTGCAACATGGAATGCATCAACAGATTCAGCATCTCTTTTTGTGAATGGCGTAAGAACCGCAGGACCTAATACTGCAGCAAGCGCAGGTCCAAATAATTTTTCTATAGGGGCCCAGCAAGCCATTTATGAACTTACGAATGGTGAGTTTGCTTGTTTGTATGTTTACAATAGAGTATTAACAGATGAGGAAATCGTTCAGATGTATAATGCTTTACGATACAAATATAATCTATAATTTAAAATAAATATATTATCTTAAAGAGATTAATTAATGGCATACGATTTTCCAAGTTCACCTTCTGCTGGAACAGAGTTTGTAGCTTCTACAGGTAGAGTATATTTGTATGATAACAGCGGTTCCTGGACAACTAAAGGTGACACACAAACAACTAATCCATTCACAAATGCTTTTAAATATAGGACAATTTATACGAGAGGATATACAGGAGGAGGTTATAAAAATTCCACTCCTTGGCGAAATGTAAATAGGACTCAACATGCTTCAGATACAACTTCGAATTTAGGTGATATATTGGACAGATCATCTGGTTATATAGATGGTGGTTGGAGTGATTATTATGGCTATCTTTACGTTATGAACAATGCAATAAATCAATCTTGGGGTGGAGGAAGTGTATCAACGTATGTAACATCTTATAATATGACAACGGAAGTAGGAAGAACAAACGACTCAAATTGGAATTTAAAAACAAGTAGATGGGAACCTGGAGTAATTATAAATGGCAATCTAACGATTGCATGGATCACGGGAGGAGGTTCTACTTCAACAGATAAACATAATTATGTTACAGAGACGATGTATGAATCTGGCAGCGCACCCGCTAATCCATTTACGTCAGACCAAACATGTGCTACACTTTTTGGGCAGTTTAGGGGATGGTTAGCTGCGTACGGTGTCGCATCTCTTGAATTTGCAACAGAAACATGGATCTCTGGAGGTATGGCATTCACAGGCACAGATGGACATTCAAAGGCTTTAGGTAGTAAACATGGTTATGGTTATGGAAAAAATGCAACAAATACTGCTACCACACAAGTACATAAGTGGAATGATACTACAGGTAGTACGATTAGAAATGATCTTTACACACCAGATGGTTCAGGAGAAGAAAATTTCCAACAGGGTCAAAATTGGGGATATTGCGTAGGAAATTACAATGGAGCGCAAAACAACAATACTTATAAAGTTAACTATTTAACTGATAGTATTACTGCAATGGGATCAGATACACAACCTAAAGGTCATGATGGTGCCAGTTCCGCAGGATGCTCATCAGCCAGTGCAATGTTATTAGGCGGATAATATGGCATATGATTTTCCAAGTTCACCCGTTGCTAGTACACTATTTGTAGCACCTGTTGGTGTTGTATATGCATATGATAATAGTAGCTCTTGGACAACTAAAGGCGATACACTAACTTCAAATCCTTTTACAAATGCTTTTAAATATAGAACGATCTATACACGAGGTTATGTCTCAGCAGGGTATAAAAACGGTAGCCCTTGGCGTAATGTTAACAAAACTCAACACACGACGGATGTGACAACTAATTTAGGTGATATGTTGGATGCAAACGCATCCTACATTGGCGGTGGATTTAGTGATTATTATCACTACGTATACGGAATGTCAGGCGCAGTAAATGGCTCATCCACAACAACATCATCTGTTAATATGTCTACAGATTCCGGTAGAACACAGAATTCTGCTTGGAACACAAAAACTTCAAGAGGCGATTGTGAAGCATTGATGAATTCGAATTTGACTATTGCTTATATTACCGCAGGAGGTTCTTCGGCCACAGATAAACACAATTATGTTACGGAGACAATGATGAATGCTGGAAGCGCACCTGCTAATCCATTGACTTCTGGTGGTACCGCTGGCGGAATTGCAAGTATGTTTGGTGAGTTTAGAGGATGGATAGGAGTTAACACAAGCGGAGCATACATAGAATGGGCAACTGAAACATGGACTTCAGCAGGGTGGACTACTGACGCCGATGGGCAACCAAAAGGTTTATCAAGTAAACATGGTTATGGTTATTGTGCTCAAGGCAGTTATAATGGTTCCGCAACATACAGGAAGTTTAATGATTATACAGGAGGAGGTGCTGTAACTAGTTTTTCTCGCCCAGATACTTGTGGAGAAGAAAACCATCAAATTGGTCAAAACTGGGGATACAGTCTAGGGTCGTACAACGGCAATCAAACTAACAACACACAAAAAATTAATTATCTTACGGATACCTCTACTGCTATGGGTTCAGATACGCAACCTAAAGGTCATGATGGAATGAGTTCAGGTTGTTGTGGAACAGCAAGTGCAATGTTATTAGGCGGATAATATGGCATTTGATTTTCCTTCTTCACCAACCTCAGGAACACAATTCTTAAATATATCTGGAATATATCTTTATGATAATAGCGGATCTTGGACAACGATAGGTGATACACTCACATCAAATCCTTTTGGATTAAATCCTTTTAAATACAGATCAATTTACACAAGAGGATATGTATCTGGCGGTTATAAGGACGCTTCTCCTTGGCGTAATGTGAATAGAACTGTTCATTATACAGATACAACAACAAATCTTGGTGATTTAATGGATCAAGCTGCCGCATATACAGACGGTAGTTTTAATGATTATTACCAATACATCTATGCAAGTAGTCCTTCTTGGCCAGGGACAGGCTCTTATACATCATCTATAAACATGCAAACAGAAGTTGGAAGAACACATTCAAGTTCATGGGATTTAACTCAGAACATGACTCAATATGGTGATGTTGGTGTTGTTATTAATAGCAATTTAACGATGGCTTGGATTATTGGAAATCAAACATTATTTGATAAACACAATTTAGTAACCGAAATAATGTATTCGGCTGGTACAGGTGGAAGTGGTGGAACTGCTGGAGATTTCGTTGCTGCTTGGTATGGAGAACGTTATGGTTGGATTAAACATTCTTATGAAGGTAACAGAAATTTGAAATTAGAGTTCTCAACAGAAACATGGTCATCAGGTGGACTTACTGTGGGCACTGATGGATGGGGTAAAGCTTTGCCAACCAAAGATGGATATGCCTATGTAAAAAATGGTGGAAATATCGTGAACGGAATATATAAAGTGAATGATACAACAGGATCAAACATTCGTACTGATTTGACTGCTCCAGATGGAAATGCTGGAGAAGAGAATTACCAAACAGGACAAAATTGGGGTTACTGTTTAGGACACTATAACGGCGCGCAAAACAATAATACATATAAAGTCACCCATGCAACGGATGCTTTAGTTAGTTTGGGTGCAACATCTCAACCAAAAGGACATGATGGTATGAGTTCGGCAGCGACATCATCAGCGAGTTCTCAGTTTTTAGGAGGTTTTTAATGTCTTTTTATATCGCTAAATTTAAAAGATATATTCCACAAAATATTAAAGTAATAGCGTCGTTCGATGGATATTCTGTAATAGAATGCACAGACTATTCGTTATTGACTGATATACAACATGAAGAAATTACTGAACATGAAGCAACTGTTGCTTGGAAATTTTATGGTGAGGCTAGACCATATAGATCAGCATACTCTGATGTTGAAGGACTTGAACCTGATCCCGATCAATTAGCAAAAGGAAAAAGAAAAACAAAAGTTTATTTTACGATGGAAATATATCAATCCACTGTACTATTAATGAAGAGAATTTTTAAAAGAAACGTTCAAGATATCTTTTCTGAAAGAGAAGATAAAACATTAGAAAGTGAAATACTTTCTTTCATTGATTCCCTAGAAACTATTAGAGATATTTCATATCATCGCGAAAGACTTTTGGGAACAGAAATGTCCAAATCTCAATTAAAAGAATTGTTTTTATGGGATGATGAAACAAACTCCAGAATAGGAAGACATCAATTTACTTTAGGATTTTAAAATGACAAATAATGAAATTTATGATTTAGTTGAATCGCATGGTTCATGGTCGATGAGCGACTTTCAATCTAGATATTTTGTGGTAAATTCTCAAGTTACAAATTACAGAAGAGTTAGACAGGCTCTTTTAGAGATAGAAACTAGAATTGCTGCAAAAAAACAAATTGAAAGAAACGTTAAGAAAACTGAAATACAAAAGCAAATACATGAAAGATCATATAATAATGAGAAAGATGAATTGACCAAAGAGATGATTCTAGTTGATATTGATCAATGTAATTATGATCTATCTGTTTATCGAAAAAAATATAAAGTGTGCTTAGAAGAACTGGAAAATTTTGCAAAGGTAGTCAGAGACATTGTTCCAGATATTGAAACTCTCGAAAATTATAAAGAACACAATGAAATTGAGGAAAGAAATTACTGGATAGCAAGAATGGCTAAACAAGCAACCATGGATCTAATGACAATAGGTAGAATTGGTTCTGGTAATTTGGATTCGATTGCAATGATGCCACTAGAAGATCAGCAGGAAACGATTAAAGCTGCTCTTAAATATAATACTCTTTTAAATAAAGGTATTCAAGTAATAGAAAAACAAGCACAAGAAGAACTTGCAAAATTACCTTCCGGAATGAATTACATCGATGAGATTGTTAACAATCAATTGAAACTTGAGAGCAAGGTGTCAGGTGAAGATATTTAGTATTCCATTGAATCCAAAATTAAATGAAAAGCAGAGCATAGATTTCATAAATTTTTGTAGAGATTATAACGAGTATATTTACGACATATATTTCACATGTCGTATACCTCCGTTTTTACAAGATGCAATGGGTGATATATTCATTCAAACAGAAGATAATCTTCTAGCAATAGATAATGCATTATATATTTCTCAGCAGACAAAAATACCTTTATCAGCTACATTTAATAACATTGAAGTACGACCAACACAAAAAAATCTCGATCTATGGATAAAAAATTTTCGTAAGCTATATGATAGCGGAATTCGTTCAATAACAATACCACATACTCATTGGATTTTAACTGGTCAAATACAATCAGAATTTCCTGGTGTTTTTATTAAAAATACTATCTTAAGAAATGTCAGAGAAGCAAATGAAGTTGCTAATTTAGCTAAAGCAGGATTTCATTATGTTAATCTTGATAGAGATTTAATGAGAGATCATGATAGATTAAAACAAATAAAAAAAGTTAAAGACAAATATAATATTAAACTATCTTTACTAGGAAATGAAGGTTGTTTAGGTGGTTGTCCCGTAATGGACGAACACTTTCAATTTAATAATGGTCGAACAGATGGACCGCAATATTTTAATGATGCTATTAGTAGAGTTAGTTGTCCGAAATGGGATTATACCGATTCGGCCATTCATTTAAAAACTGCAAATTTTCCACCATGGAGAGAAGATTGGATTGAATTTTTAGATTTAGGAATTGATGTTTTTAAAATGCATGGTAGAGAGAGTGTTGAAAGACTATATCAGACATTTGATATAATTAAAAGATTTGCAAAAGGTGATGAGATACTTTTCGACAATTTTAATGACTATTTGAAAGAAACGAATCTCAAAGATAAACCGATTAATATTTGGCGAAATAAGATAAAGACATGTAAATTCGATTGTTGGGATTGTAATTATTGTGATAAAGTCTGGTTAGCAAAAGGAAATAAAGTCGATGAGAAAATTTCTTTGGTCGCTCAAGCTATAGTTGATTCAGTTAATGAGAATGTGTCTAATAATATAGAAGGTCTTACTAGTGATAGAACAAAAAAGTTATTGAATTCATTAGGAAAACTTAGTACAAGTTATTTGGAAATAGGTGTTTTAAATGGAGCAACATTTTGTAGTGTATTGAAGGATAATACACTAAACGCATATGCAGTGGATGATTGGAATCATATTGTACAAGCGGCAAATGGAACAACAAATATACAGTCAAATAAAGAAAAGTTTATTAGTAATGTAAAAAAATTTAAAGGTAACAACAAGATAAAACTTTTTGATTCACATTTTTTGAACGTAGATAAATCAACTATAGATTATATTGACTTTATGTTTTATGATGCTGATCACTCAGAAGAGTTGACTAGAGCCTCTGTAACTTACTTCTCAGATAAGTTCACTAATAATGCAATACTTATTTTCGATGATGCCAACTTTGATGGTGTTGTTTCAGGCGCATTAAAGGGTATTGAAGACTCTGGTCTAAAGGTGTTGTACCAAAAAATCATACTGAATGATATTGAAGATGCAGAGCAATGGTGGAATGGTTTATTAATTGTCGTTATAGGGAGAGATTAAAATGGAATATTTGTTTAAAGGGCTTTGGTACGTAGCATTTTTAGCATTGGTAATGTTATTGGCAGCATGGGCTAAAAGAACTAACATCTTTATGCCTTTATACAGATGGATAGCTTTGAATGTTAAATCCAAACGTGCCGTTGTCGCAATTATCAGTGCTATTTCTGGAATTTTACCAATTGAAGGTAGAGTTACTGTGTCAGCGGGGTTTTTAGATACGATAGCACCTAATGATAACAGAAAAAGAATATATGGTATCATTGATTATCTAAGCACACACCATTACTATTTCTGGTCACCATTGGAAAAGACTGTCATACTACCAATGGCTGTATTGTCACTTAGTTATTTTGACTTTTTGATTTTAGTTTGGCCACTCATTGCAACATGTCTGATTGTTGGGTTGTTCTATATATTTTTTGTTCTTAAAGAAGAAGATATTGCAATTGATTTGGATAAAAAGCAAACTTGTGAACATCACTCGCATGAACAACCTTGGATTCAATGGAAAGTTTTAGCAGCCGTAGCTGGTGTAATTATTCTAGGTAATTTTATAAAGAGCTTTGATACACAAATGTATGAGATCGTGAAGAATAATGGATCGATTGCATTTGCTACACTATTAAGTTTTCTGTTCAGCTTTGCAATGGGAAGTTCAAGTAAATATGCGGGATTTGTTTCCATTCTATCTACAATATTTGGCGCACAATACTTACCGTTATTTTTAGCTGTTGATTATGCCGGTTATATGCTTTCACCAACACATAAATGTTTTGCTGTAGGAAAAACATATTTCGACACACCGATTAGCGATTTTTATAAGGCTATTGGTTTTCTTTGTGGCTCTCTAATTTTAGTTTCTCTAATAATGATATTACTATAAATAAACAATAAGCATAGGAGAATTGTATGAGTATCGAATATACTTGGAAAGTTACAGGTATTAAAACAAAAACTGAAGGAACAAGGGAAAAATCTGTCGTTCAAACTTATTGGTCTAAAATCGGCACAAATGAAGATGGTATTACAGGAACGTATAATGGAGCAACACCATTCACTTCAATCGATTTAGCGGATGAAGAATTTATTCCTTTTGAAAATCTAACTGAAGAAATCGTTTTAGATTGGATTAAATCTATCGTTGTCAACGATTTTGAACAGCATATTAATAATTCTATATCAAAACAAATAGAAGAAAAAATTAATCCTCCTGTTGATGCTAGATTTCCTTGGGATCCTTTGGAATAATAGTTTATAATGTTGCTTGTAAATAACAATAACAGAGCAATTTAACAAATGGCAAATTCAGATAAAGATATCATCATTACTCCAAATAGAGGACAAAGTGATGATCCAAAAATAGAGTTTAGAGGTGCGAACACATCCGTTGGTGCACAGACTATTAGTGCTAGAGTGTATCCCACAAGTAATGGAACACTTTCATTCGAAGGTACCGCGGGACAACTTTTCTCAATAACTAATTCTTTATCTGGTACCATTTTCTCAGTTAATGATGTATCTGGTATTCCTAGTATAGAAGTCTTGGATTCTGGAATATTGAAATTCGGACAATATAGTGGAAACGTTTTAATTGGAACAGCAACAGACAACGGTAATAAATTAAGAGTAGCTGGTACCGCTCATATCACACAACTTGGAGTAGGATCAAATAATAATCAATCATTTGATTTTTACAATAGCGGCACAAGTTATTTTAATGGTACAGCATTTTTTGATAAAGTGGTTACTTTTGCAGGAAATTCTGGTTCTCAAGGATGGAGCAATATTGTCATTGATGCTTCAACTCCGTCCAATGGTGCTTATATAAGAGCGAATAGGGCATCATCGGGGGCGGGAGAAGTCGGATATGCTTGGGGAACTGGCGGAACAAATCAGTGGATAAACTTTTTACCAACCGATTCAACGACTCTCAGTTGGTATCAAGGATCGTCTACTGTTATGACTTTGACAACAACTGGAGCACTTCAATTAAATTCGACAACAGATGGAATGTTTACTCTATCGAAAAGTGGAACTAATTGGAATTATATTAATTTTAATACATCAGGTGCAAGAAAATTTTATTTCGGAGTAAATGCTTCAAATGAACCAGAACTGGGCGTTGATAATAATGGAACTTTTCGCCTAGTCGGTTCACCAGGAATGACAATTAGTGGTAATACTGTGTATCACGGTGGCAATATACCAACGTGGAATCAAAATACAACAGGTACAGCAGCTGGTATTAATACATCTGCACCAACTCTTGCAATAGCAACCGAAGCCAATTCTATCTATGTGAGTGCTCCTTCATATAGCACAGGTCAGATAGTAAAACAATTAAATTTTGATTGGTATGGAAATTATTGGGCAATCGGAAACATACGAAGTGGAGCAACTCCTTCAGATGGATTTGGTGTTGCTTATGGAAATAATACACCTTTATTTATATTTTCAAATACTGGTAATGGATTTCAAGCAGGAAACGCATTCACTTATGACAACTCTGGTGGATGGGGAGCAAATTTAGTAGCTGCTGGATCATCTCATGCGAGGGTCAGACTTCGCGCAACATCTTATAATGGTAGCGGAGACAGAGAAACTTATATGTGGTTGGACAATACTACTAGTCCAGCTACTGGAATATATTCAACTGCTCCAACTTTTAATTTCGTAGGAAGTATTACCACAGTTCAAGTTGCAGGTAATACGGTCCTTCATGCAGGCAACTACACTTCTTATGCTGCAACCAGTGGACACAATCACACATATAATGTTAACAATGACTGGTTAAGAGATAATGGTGACGATAATCAATTCAAAATTTATGGTAATAGTAGAACTATAATTTATCGTACAGATGGTAATACTAATGAACACGGTGGAGGTAATTACGCGCACATATTCTATTATGGTGGTAGTGCTGATGGTAATAGAGTTTTTATAATTAATACGGATGGTAGATTGTGGTCGCCTTATCACGGCTGGCTCGACACGATGAGTGTTTCATATGCTTCTTCTGCTGGTACTGCGGATAATATTGATGGATGGGGTTTCGTAAACACTGGAAACAATAGCGCAGTTAATGCAAACACAATTGACAGTAATGGTATTAGCTATTATCAATCGGGTGTAGACAACTTTTCGCTAAATTCCACTGATGGTGCACTTTATTCACAAAGATATTCTAGCGATTGGCAACACCAAATTGCTGGTGATTATCGTGAAGGTAATATAGCAGTTCGTGGAAAAAATGGCGGAACTTGGGCACGATGGAAACCAATTCCTACATTAACTATAAGCGATACTGCTCCTGGTAATGAAACAGTAGGAGATATGTGGTGGGAGTCGGATACTGGTAAATTAAAAATTTATTATTATGACGGTAATACTTCTCAATGGGTCGATGCAATGCCCATTCCTGATACATCAACATTTTTTAGTAAGGCTGGTGGTTCTATTACAGGTGCAGTAACGATAAACAGTTCATTAACGGTAACAGGAAGAATTTATGCTGATGCTGGTATTAGAGTAGCACAAAATAGTTCTTCAGGATTAGCTAGTGGCATAGATATCACTAACACAGATATTAGAAGTAATGCTGTCAGTGCTTGGACAGGAAACCCAGGCGCGCAAGGAAAAATTCAATATCATAGCTATCGTTGGTATATTGTTTCAGATAGTTCTTCTGATCGTATTGTACAATTTAGAAGAGATGGTAGTGATGTATCATATATTGATAATAGTGGAAACTATGTTGGTAATGTGAGCGGTAACGCAACAACAGCCACTACCGCTAGTGCTGTTGCAGCATCCGCTATCACAGGTCAAACAGGTATGTGGACAAGTTCTGCTCGACCAGGACCATATCGATTATACCGCCGCGATGACAACAGCGACTACAGTGTGCAAACCCACTGGACTGGTAGTTATTGGAGATTATATGGTTATGCCGGAGATACGGCACACGCGGATACACATGTTGGATATGCAGACAGTGCTGGAAATGGTGGCGTCACATCAGTAAATGGACAAACTGGTGCGGTTACTATTTCGGGTGGTGCATCACTCTCAAATGATACATCAACAAATAATAATTTGTTTTATCCTACGATGGCGTATAATGCCACATCTGGAACACTTTCAACCGCATATGTTTCATCAACTAAATTATACTTTAATCCATCGACAGGAACATTAAGTGCAACGGTAATGACATCCATATCGGATAGAAATGTCAAAGAAAATATAGTAACTATAGAAAACGCACTATCAAAAACACTTTCTCTTCGTGGAGTTAATTATACACTCAAAGACACTCAACAAAAATCTATAGGTGTTATAGCGCAAGAAGTTGAAGAAATTTTACCGGAAGTTGTTAATACATCCGACGACGGAACAAAAAGTGTTCAATATGGAAATATGATAGGACTTCTAATAGAAGCTATCAAAGAACAGCAGTCCGAAATAGAAGAACTCAAAACATTAGTCAAAAAAATGCTGGAAAAATGAATATATATACTTGTATTGGTCTTAGATCATTATTAATTGGAGATTTAAATGAATAAATTTAGTTTAACTGATTTGTCGATTGAAGAAGTGAATGTCATCATCGCTGGTTTGCTCGAACTTCCTGGAAAAGTCGGCTTAAATGTTTTTGCTAAAGTGAAACAACAAGCTGAGGAACAAGCTAGACAAATGCCTCAAGCGCAGGAAACTAACGTTCCAGAAGGACCACTTAGTGATAAAGTGATGAATTAAAATCTGCCATTTATCATCATTATAAATAAATTATAATATCTAAAGGATGATAAATGGCAGCTCCTTCAACTAGAAAAGAATTCAAAGATTATTGTCTCCGTAAACTGGGACATCCTGTAATTCAAATTAATGTTGATGATGATCAAGTAGAGGATCGAATAGACGATGCTCTACAGTTTTTCCACGACTATCACTTCGATGGCGTGGAAAAACTCTTTATGAAACATAGAATTACGCAAGAAGATATTGACAGAGGATGGATTTATGTTCCTGAGGCTGTCATATTTGTCACTGGTGTAATGCCTTTCGATCAATCAAATTCTTCTGTAAATATGTTTGATTTGAGATATCAACTCAGATTGCATGATTTATATGATTTTACCTCAGTTTCATATGTCTCTTATGAAATAACCATGCAGCATATTAGGACTTTGAACCTTTTGTTCTCAGGAACACCACAGTTTAGATTTAATCGCCATCAAGATAAATTGTTTTTGGACATAGATTGGAGTGGTGATCTAAATGTAGGTGAATATGTTGTTGTGGAGTGTTATAGAAAATTGGATCCAGATACAATTTCTTTATCTGGAACAGCAGCAATAAGCATATCTTCTACTACTGTCACAGGAACAGGAACTAAGTTTGATCAAGATATTGTTCCTGGCGATTTCATTAGTTTTGGTGATGAATTAAAGAGAGTCAAGGCTATTATTTCTCCAACAGAATTAACAGTTGATACCGTGTTTGGTTCTAATGCATCAGTCAGTATGACTAAATCTGGCGTATCAGACGTTTGGAATGATAGATTTTTAAAACGTTATGCAACAGCACTTATCAAAAAACAGTGGGGCGAAAATCTTAAAAAGTTCGCAGGCATTCAAATGCCAGGTGGTGTAACATTAAATGGTAAAGAAATTTGGGATGAAGCCGTTGAAGAAATCAATAAGGTTGAAGAAGAATTGATAAACACTAATGTATTACCAAGCGAAATGTTTATTGGTTAATTATGTCCACAAATTTCTATTTCAATAATTTTCCCCAACACCAAATAACAAGTGAGCAGTTACTCGTTGAAGATTTGGTGATTGAAGCAATGCAGATCCATGGCATGGACGTTTTTTATTTACCACGTTCAACAAGAGATGAAGTCGATTATCTATACGGTGAAGACACACTCAAAGAGTATCGAAATGCATATAGTATAGAAATGTATCTTGAAAATGTTACAGGAATGGATGGTGAAGGTGATTTCATTTCAAAATTTGGCTTAGAAGTCAGAGATGAAATAACTTTACTTGTATCGAGAAGAAGATTCGGATACACTGTTCCACAAAAGAGACCTAATGAAGGCGATTTGATTTACATTCCTCTTATAAGAAATTTCTTTGAGGTCACTTTCGTCGAACATGAAAATGATCAAGCGATGTTTTATACATTAGGTAGAGGACGAGGCGGTAATGTATATGTCTATGCTCTTAAATTAAAACAATTTGTCTTCTCGGAAGAAATTATTTCAACTGGTGTTCAAGAAATCGATAAAGAAGCAGAATCTTCTTATAAGAGAATTCGTCTACCTTTAGCAAATACTGGTACAGGAAGTTATGTTCCAGGTGAAATTGTATATCAAGGCACTTCTTTAGCCAATTCCACTGCTCAAGCCATTGTTTATTCATACACTCCTCATAGTGAATTGACTGTAATCCGTGTAATTGGTCAATTCACAAGTAGCGCAAATGCAATAGGAAATACAAGTGGTGCATTAAGAACACCAGTCACAGTTGATGAACTTGATTCCGTCGGAAATAATGTATTCGAAGATATCACAGATAATAAGAGGATCGAACAAGAAGCTGATGACATCTTAGACTTTACTGAAACTAATCCATTTGGAGAACCATAATGCTCAGTAAAGGACACTTTTACAATAGAACATTAAGAAAAATTGTTGTCGCTTTCGGTACAGTTTTTAATAACATAACGATGATCCGTTATGATAAAGACATGACAAAAGAATATGAAAGAATAAAAGTGCCTCTTTCATACGGTCCAAAAGAAAAGTACATCACTAGGTTAGCATCTGATCCAGATTTAACTAGGTCAATGTCTGTACATTTACCAAGAATTTCTTTTGAGATGACAGCAATCACATATGATTCATCAAGAAAAACAAACTCTCTGATTAAAAATTATTCCTTTGACTCATCGAAAAATCAAGTCAAATCTCAAGCATCTCCTATACCATACAATTTTGATTTTAGTGTTTCAATTTATGTTAGAAACATAGAAGATGGCACACAAATACTTGAACAGATTCTTCCATTTTTTACTCCGGACTATACCGTAACTGTCAATTTGGTTCCTGAAATGGGATTAAAATATGATCTTCCTATTCTATTGGAATCAGTAAATACAACTACTGATTATGAAGGCGACTTTCTCAGTACACGAATGATTATTTGGGATTTAACTTTTAGTGTAAAAGGTTATATATTTCCTCAAGTAAGTGCAACAGGAAACGGTTTCATCTCAAAATCAACAACCAACATCTACACTAATTTTGGTGATAAAGAATCACAAAAAGTTTATGTCGATTCAGCAAATGGTGTTGGTGTTTTTGTTACAGGAGAGATTGTTCGTGAAACTAAAAAAGGAAAATCAGGAAAAGTATTATACTTCGCAAATAACAACACTGGCACATTAGTATTAACTGAACTGACAGATTTAATGGATGAAAATGATGTTATTGTGGGTGACTATTCAAATGCAACATATACAATAGATACTGTTGATTTGGATCCACTTAAAGATGTGATAATAAAAATAGAACCTAATCCTGTAAATGCTAATGCAAACTCATTGTATGGATACACAGAAACTATATTGGAATTCCCGGATACACTATGAATATGGATAAAAAATTGTCGGACATTTTTGATATAAAGCCAGCGGAAATTATTCCAGAAACTTTTGAAGTTGTTGAAACATCGAATGATGATGATGCTGATTTTGAATTCGCTAGAAGAAACATAAAAGATTTGGCTGAAAAAGGAAAAATTGCTGTTGATAATATTCTAGAAGTGGCGCGAGCTACGGATCATCCTAGAGCATATGAAGTTGCTGCTACTCTAATAAAAAGTGTTGGAGATTTAAATAAAGATTTAATGGATCTTAGAAAGAAAAGAAAACTGTTAATGGATAATATGAGCACTTCTTCTCCAGAGATAAATGTGAATCAAGCAGTTTTTGTTGGATCAACAGCAGAATTAATTAAAGC